CGCCCGTTATAGATGTCAAAGCAAAGGAAGAAAATATTGCAGAAGAAGATGTTTTAGAAGAGAGCTTTGCTTAGTATCCACCATATACACCACCATAATCTGTCTTAGAATAGTCAAATACACTCTTTGATGCCTCATTAACATCATAAGAGTATGGCTTATCAGCACCTGACACTGCAGGGGCTTTTGCATCATCAAACACTTGATCATTCATGGCTTCACCAGAAAGTCCAGGCTCAAAGGAGTACTCAAATCGCTTTGCTTTTACTAGCCACACATAATGGCCCATGAGTGGATTGATTTGTGCTGCATCTTCATCTAACCTTTCTGTAATCTCAAAGATTTTTCCATTGCGGCCACCTGGTCTATCATCCCCATATTCTATCAATTGAAACAAATCGCCAGACTTTGGCTCATTTGGATAGCCAAATGTTTCATAAAAAGAAGATATATGAACAAACGCAGTTAATTCATCATCAGACTGCAATCCAAACTTTGACAACATCAAAGCATTCTCATTTAAATTGACTAACATCTTTATTGTAACAGGTGCAGAATATGCTTGTGTAGGTTGTTCACCATATAGATTATCTGCAGCAGATAGAGAGTAATTATGTACAATATAACCTACTTTTTGACCATATAAATTAATCTGCTCTTTCCAATAGTTGGAGTATAGATCACGTTCAGGCTGATTGTTGTTTTTGTCAACCAAAGAGAAACATTCATTTACATTATTGATGGAATCTGGATAAAAGGTTATCTGTGGATTGCCTTTGTAATAATTTGTGCAATCTGCATTAGTCATTTTTGTAGAATGTACCCTTCTCCATTAGGATTCTTGTATAATGTTATGCCTGTATTACCAAGAGTTGCTACATTACTCTGTGAGAATTTAACATTAAATCTGGTTTTCAGTTCCTCCGCCTCATTATTTGTTATATTGTATTTGCCTGTCATCTTACCTTTCAGAGAGCGAAATTTATCCACATCTTTTTTACTTTTGTGCATATCTGGAACAGGTTCATGAGGTCTTCTTGTGTTCAGAAGAGCTCCATGATGTCTTTTGCGTGTAATGCCCATGCTACCTGGAGTACCAGCATTAAAAAAATCCTTAAAAGTAGTCACAATGTTATTTAATCAAAAAAAAAGCCTAACTTGCGTTAGGCTTTTTTAATTTCAAAAATAGTGTTATTTTTGTGCAACGTAATGACCAACATTAGAAGCTTTACCAGCTACTACATTAGCTTTACCCTTGGGAGATGTTGAGGCACCACCCTTAACACCACCACCCACTAGGGCATGACCTTTGTCACCATCATTACCAACCTTATCAGTTGTTTTACCATCACCACCACCAGAAGACTTGAGACTATTTGATACATCAGCGGTTACCTTGTTGCTCTTGCCTTGCAAGGTTTTGCCCTTTGAATCTGGTAGGGTCTCTGTGGCAGTGGCTTCACCAGCAATTGCTTGGCTGCCTTCTTCATTAGCTTCTTCAGATTCATCATTCTCAGCTTCACCTTCAGCTTCCATTTCAGTTTCACCTTCAGTTTCACCTTCAGTTTCAGCTTTATCTTCAGAGCCTAATGCAGCATGCATAACATCACAAAGTTTCTGAGCTACATCACGGGGTAATGTGAAGGTTACATCACCTTCTGCATCAGCACCTTCCTCACCTGCAGGCTTATCGCCAGCAGCAGGTAGTGTGAGACCAAGATCTTGTGCGTCTTGATCATCCTGGGAAAGACCCATTACTTCTTCAAAAAGTTTATCAAATATATTGCTCATGTAATTATTTATACTCTTAGTTTCACTTTTTCCAACTTTTTCACTAAATTTTTGTGAAGAAAATTTCTCTACCTCTTGAAATGTGTCTTTCTTTTTTGCAGTAGTCTTTGGATCAGCATATTTCTTTGGTTCAAAGCCACCAGCTGCTTCTGGTCCTGAAGTCTTTCCAATGAAGGGCTTCTTCTTTTCTTTTGCATCCTTGACCATTTCAAATGTTCCTTTGGGCGGGAACGTAACCTTTTCACTATAAAGATTTCCCAATTCTATTAGCTCTTTTGCTTTATTCATGTAAATATTTATATTAATGAGTGATAATAACAATAAACAATTTTATCTGGGCAATGCAAATCTGCCGAGACCAGATGCAACTTTTGATTACACCAGTAACCCCCAGTGGGTCAAAGAAATAGGCAAATGCAGTAAGAATATATTGCATTTTGCAGAAAATTTCTTTTACATAGTAAACCTTGATGAGGGCAAAATGAAAATTAAGCTACACTCCTATCAAAAGAAAATTCTAAGAGGGCTGAGAGACAATAGATTTGTTGTGTTATTAGCTAGTAGACAGATAGGTAAATCCACACTCATGACCATATATGCTCTTTGGAATGCATGTTTTAATCCTGATCAACGCATATTAATTGTGGCAAATAAAGAGCAGACTGCCATCAACATTTTTAAGCGTGTGAGATTAGCTTATGAGCAACTGCCAAACTATCTCAAGCCTGGCGCAGTGGAATATGGGAAAACATCCATGACACTTGGCAATGGATCATCAATTGGCATTTCAACAACCAGCAGTGATGCTGGGCGAGGTGAATCTGTGAATGTGGTCATTTTGGATGAGTTGGCATTTATTGATAATCACTTGGTTGAACAATTCTGGAAATCAGTTTACCCAATTATTTCCAGTTCCAAAAAATCAAAAATATTTGTAGCAAGTACTCCCAATGGCACAGGAAATTTATTCCATGAATTATATTCTGGAGCCACAGAAGGGAAGAATGGATGGCATGCTGAACGCGTTGACTGGTGGGAGGTACCAGACCGTGATGAAGCATGGAGGGAGAAAACAATTCGCACTCTAGGGAGTGCTGAAGCATTTGATCAAGAATTTGGAAATGTATTTTTACAGACTGGTGAAAGCTCCATCAATGAGAAACTTTTTGAAGAATTAAAAGCTGATGCCAGGGAGCCTGATTTTGTTTATGATGATGGAAAATATCTACTATGGGATAGCTTCAAGCAAGATCACATATATGTAGCAGGTGTGGACGTTTGTGAAGGTGTTGGAGCTGCTGCAAGTGTGATACAGATACTTGATCTTACTGATTTAAGAAACATCAAGCAAGTAGCTTGCTATCATGACAGAAACATCTCCCCATATAATTTTACAGCAAAACTTTTTGACATTCTGCAGCACTGGGGCATGCCTCCTGCACTGATTGAAAGAAACAATTGTGGTGCACAAGTTGTTGATCAGCTCAAAAATAGTCACAACTATGAAAATATAGTATCCTATGGAATCAAAACTAACACCAATAAGATAGGTGTACAAGCTCATACCAATACAAAATACAAAGGTGTCACCAACATGAGATACTGGGTCAATGAATTGAAAGCTGTTAAGATTTTTGATCTAAACACATTAGTAGAGTTAAAAAACTTTGTACGCTATCCAAATGGCACATGGGCAGCAAGACCTGGTGCAGACAATTGGGATGACAGAGTCATGTCTTTGGTATGGGCTCTTGTAATTCTGGAAAATGAATTATGTGAAAAATATTTTGAAATAGCAGAATTAGATGACAATAAAAAGCCTCTTAAACTCAAGCTATTAGATTTCGGTATTAAGTATTATATTAACCCTGCAGGGTCATACCACAATGAAAAAGATGCACAAAGTTTCAATCCTATGCCTGTATTAATACAAGGTAAGAATAAAGATGATTACAATGAACTATCAGATCTTGAATCACAGGGCTGGAGGAGACTAAATGGCTAACACAGAATCCTATATTCAAAGTCCTTTCAATAAACAGCGTAAAGATAAATTTTTATTTGTCCTTAATTTTCCTGATGCATTAAAAGAGATATCACAAAAAATTAGCAGAGACAATGCACATATTATTCCCAATTCACTGCAATTCTCTGTTTATGGGGCTGTTGTACCTACCATACAAGTGCCTAAACTAGACATAAGATACTCTGGGCAAACATTGTCACAATCAAGTCTTGCCCGACCACCCTATGAGCCCGTCACTGTGAACTTCACTGTTGATAACAGATTCAATAATTACTGGGTCATATATTCCTGGCTCAACATCCTGAACAACACTTACGACAGTACATTTGACTCAAAAAACCTGATACCTGCAACCAAAGGGAACACCATGCTAAATAAAACAATTCTTGATGATTATAAAGCAGATATATCTCTCTTTCCTTTAGATGAGTACAACAAACGCATCATAGAGTTTAAATATACCAGAGCTTTTCCTGTTTCTTTGGGTGGTATTGACTTTAATTACCGCAACCCAGAGGAACTTGAAACAAACTTTACATTTACTTTCTCACAACTATTTGTCAATCTAATTGAAAATACAGATAATATATAAATATTTTTTCAAAAATCTTACCCCGAAACAAATAAATACTTTATATGGCAAGAACAATTCAGAGCCCTGGTGTACAGATTAGCGAAATAGACCTTTCATTGAGAGCAACAGGAAGCCCTGTTACTACAGTACTTATTCCTGGATTTGCTTCAAGGGGACCTATCTCCGAGCCTATCAAAATTAGCAGTGTTTCTGAATTTGAGCAAATTTATGGTCAACCCTCCAATGCTGCAGAGAGATATTTTTACCATTCAACTAAAGCTGTTCTGCAGAGCCCCAGTGATGTTCTAGTTTACAGAATGCCTTATGGCAATGGACAAGGAATTGATACAGCCAACAATTTCAGTGCACTGGTATACCCTGTTGCAACATATGTCGGTGGAGTTTCCTCAACTGTACTAAATGGAGTTTCTTCAAATTATTTCTTTGGCCAACCAACCCACCTCTCCTTGACACAGGAACAATATCTCGGCTTACTCAAAGGTGACGGATTTACATGGGCTGCTGACACTGGTGGCACAACAACATTCAATTCAATAGCCAGCCTGAGTGGAGCTGGTATCATTGTGTTAAACAAATCTCAATCTTCCATTAACAACAGGTTTGAAGGATACTATGTCAATATTGCTGACAACACCAATTTAAATCCTGCCACAGATTTTGATGATGTGCACCGCATCTTGTCTGTGAACAGCAACAATCCAGTTATTTCTGGAGAAGATTATGTTGAACTGCCATCCACACGGTTAAATTTTGCACTTAGCGCCACCACCAATGGCACCGGTGGCAGTCTATCAGAAGCAATAGAAAATATTCCTAGTTTTGATATTTCTAGCAATGAATATGATGATACAGTCATCTTCTCAGTAGTTAAGTTGCGCCAGTCAGTATTTGCTCCAGACACCATTGCTCTTGATTATGTTCTATCAGAGAATATTGTTGGGTCATTTGATGCAAACAGACAAATCAATGGCTCAAACGGTGGGCCTTCACAGAGCTTCTCACTTGAAACGCAAGACAACAATCTTTTGCAAGCATCCATTCTAATCAACCCCTACATTTCCAATAAAAATCAAGCCACATGGCTAGATATTAATGGGGTTCCCACAAAGCGGGTTCGCTTCTTGGGCTCAAGATTAGCAGTACCACTTGCTGGTGAAGATGCAAACCAATACACAGGCCGTGTGGGTGCCCCGCAGGGAGTTGTTGAAGGTTTTAGAGCTCTTCTGGGTGACTCAGACAATCTCGTTTCTCTTGGTGATTATCTCAATCAAAATCTCGACACAAAAGAAATTGGTAACCTACCTGCTAAGTTGTCCAACATGTTAAACAAACTGGACAATCAAGATGTGTACCCTCTCAATCTGGTAATTGAAGCAGGGCTAGGCACAGTGTATGTCAATTCCTTGAACCCTGCAACTTCTGGATATTTTGATGACTCAGTAACCTTCAATTCACTATTCTATGCAATGACAGCTCAGAGAACCAACAGTCTCCCTGAAGCAGCTACACTATACAATGAAGTTGCCTCAGAGTTTGTGTCATTTGCAGAATCTAGACGCAAGGATTGCTTGTTTATTGCTGATCCATTGACAAACATCTTAATTTCAGGTGGAATAAAGACATTATCTGACCCCACCAAGTCATTCACAGCTGATATATACTGGCCATTAAGAAACCAATTTGCAGTAATAGATTCAAGTTATGCCTGTACCTTTGCAACTGTGGCAAGAGTGCCTGACATTGCCTCCTCTCTACAGACATATGTTCCATTCTCTGGATTTGCTGCAGCATCAATGGCCAACACTGATACAAATTATCAACCTTGGTATGCTCCTGCAGGATTTACCCGTGGTGTTGTAGGCGGCATCAGCGACATTGCTTACTACCCCAAACAAAAGCAGAGAGATGATCTCTACAAGGTCAACTTGAACCCTGTGGCATTCTTCCCTGCTGAAGGGTTTGTAATCTTTGGTCAGAAAACCTTACAGAAGAAGCCCAGTGCATTTGACAGAATCAATGTGCGCAGAATGTTCTTGAACCTAGAAACTGCAACACGCAATACAATGAAGTATTTTGTGTTTGAGCCTAACACACTGTTTACACGCACTCAAGTGGTCAATACACTGTCACCCATCTTTGAGAATGCAAAGAATACACAAGGCATATATGACTATTTGATTATCTGTGATGAGCGCAACAATACACCAACAGTCATTGATGACAATGCACTAGTCATGGACGTGTACATCAAACCAGTAAGAACAGCTGAGTTCATCTTAGCTAACTTTTACGCAACAAGAACAGGAGTAAACTTTCAGGAGATAGTAACCTAAAGAATAAATAAATTTTATGTCAGACGTAAATCAACTAATTACAGACTTCTACAGAGTAGCTCAGAACCGCGAGTTTGCTCGTGATTATGCTTTCAGAGTATTGTCAATTAACACTGGGGGAGCTAGCACAGTCTCATTTGACAATGATGATTTAGTATATGTCAAAACAGCAACTCTACCTGAAAGAGCCATTACCAATGTAGCAGTTCCTTTCATGGGATTAAACTTCAATTTACCTGGCAATGCTACATATCCTGGCAGTGAAGCTTACACATTAACATTTTATGCTGATGCTCAATCAAAAATCCGTCAGAAATTTGAAACATGGTCACAAGATGTTTTCAATGATGGAACAAGCACAGGTAATTATTTTGCTCCTAAACAGACAGCAGTAATTGATCTTGTTCAGCTGGACAATCAGATGAACAAAATAGCCCAGTATCAATTGGTTGGTGTTTCTGTTAGAAGTGTTGGTCCATTGAGCTACAACATCTCTGATGGCACAGGTAACACCATTGAATTTACTGCAACTATCTCCTATCATTACTGGAGAAAAACAAGTTAAGTAATTCAGTCTCTTCTTAAATAATTAGGTGAACGATCCGTTTGCCAGTGCACTGCAATCATTAGGTAATAATTTTACCAACATATCAAACGGTACTAACTCTCTATTCGCCCCACAAGTAATTGATTTATTTGGATTTAATCTTCCAGGTGTACCCTTAATAAGTCCTAGAGATTATTTTCTCGTACAAATGGAATCGTGGTTCACATCCATTCCAATGTCCACACAGTGGATGATTGTAATAGATAACTACCCCCCTGCATTAAGAACACAAATAATACAAGGAGTAGAGAGAACTGATGGTGCAAGAAAAGGCTGGGACATATCATCTGCTAAAACAATTCTTGCAAGCTTTCCTCTTCAAAAAATCGTAGGATGTTTATTTGCTTATTCTGTTACTATTCCAGTAGAAGAATTTGCCATGGAATCAATATCTGTAAACAATAACAGAGGGTTTCTACCCGGAATATTAGCAGGCAACAGATCCAACACACCGCCAGAACTATCAATTGAGTTCAGAGAAACAAACACATCATTTATTGATTTTGTTCTAAAACCATGGACAATTCTCACATCTCATTTTGGATTAGCAGCTAGACAGAAGGATACTACCACAACAAAAGACCCACTCAACATGAAATGCAATATGACGCTGTTGCAGTACACAAGAACATTCAATGGCATCTCCATGATTCCAAGAAAGGTTTATACATTCTTTAATTGTGCACCATATTCCATAAGCACACAGACACTGGATTTTTCAGAAGAAAAAGAACAAATCTATACAACACGCTGGTCTTACAGCAATTACACAATTGAGAATAACTTGTACTTGCCTATAGCCGATATTGTTAATAGAATAGCTAATGGTGAAATACCTAGAGTCACATCCTTCCAAAACGGCATTGGCTCTATAAATCCATTAGGATTCTTATAATGCAATTTCATTTAACATTTACTCAACCCTCCACAAGCAAAATCTTCACAGTAAAAGAGCTCACCTTTGAGCAATACAGAATTTTAAATAAATTCATTGGCAATAAAAACAACAAGCACATAGATGAATATTTCAACCACATTATAGAGAGCAATTCTAATGCAACGTTGCTCACAAATTTTGATAAATTCTTGCTCTTATTCCTTCTAAGATTGGCATCCATATCTTCAGAAGTGGAAATATCTTCTGGAAAGTTTACAAAGAAAACATCCATCATACCTATTTTTACACAATTACAAAGTTTAAGCAAATCATTCAAACGTACCTTTACACATGATAATTTTACCCTTGAAACCGATTTGCCTAAGAATTTATGTTTTAACGATGTGTATGATCCCTTGTGCTTCTCAATTCAAGAAATTATCATCAATGGTGCTCCTATCAACTACAGCAGTCTCTCAGATGAGGAAAAAATTGCAATTTTTGAAAAATTACCATCCTCCATAATTTCAGATTTAAGAGCTTATCAGAATGAAGTGTCCTCTGTGTTCAAGCAGTGTGAAATTAAGCTCTTTGATAGTGATCAGTCTTTTATTGTCTCACCTTTTGATAATAATATGTTTGAATTTATCAAAGTGCTCTTCACCACCAATCTAAAAAGTCTTTATGAATTGCAGTATATATTAGTTAGCAAGCTGTTTTACTCTGCAGAGTATATTGATAAGAATACGCTAGTAGAAAACCTTATCTTGAAGAACATTTTAGAAACTGAAATGAACCAGCTCAAGGAAGAGCGGCAGAAGAGCGTTGAAAACAAACCACAAGGTTATAAATAGGTTATATGGATAATTTTAATAATGCTCTCAATGCTCTAAATTCGCTCTCAAAGGATTATGAGATCTTTGTACCATCATTAAACAAGAAATTAAAATTTAAAGATGTAACAACAAAGCAACAGAAGAATATTGTCAAGTGTGCTCTTGAAGAAGGCACTGCAGGATTAAGCTTTATTAACTTAACTAGTGAAATAGTTCGTGACAATTGCAATGAACCGTCTTTGATATTAGCCTCTGATAAAAATTTCATTCTCACATCTTTGAGGGCACTATCAATTAGCCCAAGCTTCAAGCCTTATGATACAGATACAACTGTCGACTTGACAGTCATAGTCAATAAGAACATAGCTACACCTGATATTCTCAAAACAAGAGAAGTAACTGATGGCACAGTAAGCATTTCAGCTGCCATTCCTACAATAGCAGAGGACATTGCCATTAATAACGAGACAAAGAAAAAACTGCTACCAATTACTAATACAAGGGACTTGACAAGAGAAGCTCTCGGTGAAATGTATATTAATGAAATTATAAAATACATGAAAGTAGTAAAAGTTGGCACAGAAGAGATCAAGTTTAGCGAACTAACATTCAATCAAAAAACACAAATTGTTGAGAAGATACCCATTTCGTTGAATGCTAAATTGATTGATTATATCAATAGCGTCAAACAATTTGAGCGAGAACTGTTAACATTACCTGATTCCAAGACAGTCATCACAGTGGAACCTACTTTCTTTACAGTATAAAGTTAAAACTACTGTTCCATCTTAAATATATTTGATGGACGATGTTACACAAGATCTTATAAATGATGTATCCACTCTTAATGATAAGATGGATTATGTTGTAAAGTTTTTAGATTCTAACTATGCAGAAAATAAAGATGACAAGGTAAAGAAGAGCAGGATATATGATTTAGTTGAAGAAAAAGAGCAGAAAGAAACACTACAAAATACTCGATTTTCAGCTTTCAAAAGAAAAGAACGACAATATCAAGCAATGCCTTTTGTATTTGATGGTGTCACTAGTGAAGGCAGGAAGCAACTTAATAAGGCTCTTAAAAATATGCTGCCCGGTGCAGATATCCCCGGAATAAAGAAAGCTGGTGGTGCAGGTGGCATGCTCGGTGACTTGCTTGCAGCTGCAGGACTTGGCTTGGGACTCTTGATAGGTGCATTTGCTTTTATCACACAAAGAGCAAAATTTTTATATGACATAGTTAAAGAAGCATTTGCAACAATGGAAAACTTCTTTAAAGACATCAAAGAGTTTCTTGTTCCTACAAAAGACAAATTAAAATTTAATGACCTATTGAAAGACATGGAGGAAGTGTTTAAACTTTCCCCAGAAATGAGAGCAAAGATACTCGCTGACAAGGAGAAATTCTTCAAAGACCTGGAAGCAATGTTAAAGATAGATCCCAAATCACTTGAATTCAAGTCTCTCAATGACCCTAAAATACTCAAGGACTTGGATGAGATAGCTAAGATGTATGGAATGCGTGTTGCTGATTTGAAGACAATTTTAAAGGGTGAACAAGATTTTATTGGTCAGCTCAAAATGCTCAATGCAACCCATCAAGAACTGGTACCCAATATAAAAATAATGCTTGAAAGAATCAAGCAGCTTCCACCTGAAATATTAAAACTGAGCCCCAAAGAACTTGATCAGTACATCATTGAATTACAAGCTGCAAATGAAGAATCAAAATTAAAACTTTTAAATGATTTAAAGATATTTAGAAAATTTAGATTGACTCTACAAGCCCCCACACTCTCTGAAGCTGAAATGTTTGAATTGAGAGGATACATTAAGAAGTTTGAATATGAAACTTTAAAAATGTCTCTTGCAGATTTAACAAACATCATAGAAAAATTAAAAGACTCTGGTGCAGCTGATAGTACTTTTGTAAAATCCTTGGAAGAACTCAAGAGATTAAAGATTGAAGGATACACACTGGAAGAGTTGCGTAACCTAAAAACTGACATTGAATTGTTCAATGTTGAAATCGCTAAACGCAAAACATTATTTAACCTGTTTATCAGAGATTTAAAAGAAATGGCTGCAGCCATAACACCCAATTTCATATTGGAAATGCCTGCTAATATGAAGGCTTATCTGGATGGACTTAGAGCAGAACTAAGAATTAGCATAGATGATTTTAAAGCAGCATTTAAAAGCTGGGGAGACAGTACAAAAAACTTTTTCAGTGAAATTAAGAAAGATTTACTTGGATCCATGTTCACAGAACAGGAAACTGCAGCCATGGGTGCCAAGATAAAAGAATACAGACAAGCACTAAAAGGTGATATGATAAGCATGTTGGATAAGATAACAAGCATGCTTGGAGTAGCAAAGCCAGGTGAACTAGCTGCATCTGAGTCGGTTACAGCTGCCATCGGTAATTTTATTGGAACTGTTTTTGTAAAATTAGGTGATTTAATCAAGACCGTCATGGAGATACCAGCGGTAAAAGCGGGTATGGGCATTGCAGATAAATTCATAAAAATATTTGGTGTGTTGTTTGCAGCCATAGACGACATCTTACCCTTGGCATTAAAAGCAATCAAGGGCGAAGATATTCCCAAGGAAATGCTTGTCACAAATCTCACACACTTTGCATTACAACTATTAGGATGGCTAGGGAGCTCAGCCTTCTTCCCTTTAATTTTTCTCGACAAACAATCATTAGAACCACAAATTAAAAAATGGCTAGCTTCACAAGATGGAATGGAGTTTTATGGTAGGTTATTTTCTAGTGTGGGAGATGTAGCCTATAAAGCCATGATAAGTCTAATGGATGAATTGTTAATTCAATTGCCTGGTAAATTGGTGGCATGGGTGGTTGGGTTATTTGACAAGGGTGCAGGTGAAAAGATAGGCATGTATGTTAAAGGTGCAAAAGAAGGTGTGGATGAACATTTGAGAGACTTTACTTTCTATGATCTTGGTGATAAGATTATGACAGGTCTCTTAGGATTTGTGGATATGGCTCTTGAGGCATTAAAAAGACTTCTCACCCCTGAATGGTGGCTTGCACAAGCCAAGAAAAAATTAGCTGATGCGCAACCAACTCCTGAGTCAGTTGAAAAGGCAGGCGCTGGCATACCAGCAGGTGGATCAGAACAGCCACCTGGCCCTGTGGCAGGTGATTTGATTGATGATGGTGACAGAATGCTGATTGCAGGCAAGAACAGAGTCACCTTCAGAAAAGATGATGAAATCTTTGCCATCAGAAAAGGTGGCCCCATTGATAAAATATTTACCTCATCTTTCAACACACAAACCAACGAACTAAAATCTTCATTTGAAGGCATGTCAACCACCATGGCCAGAGAGATGGCCAAAAATACAACCAGATTGGAAGCACTTGTCACCCATATCAAACTTCAGAATGAATATTTAGCAAATATTTCCAAGAGCAATCAAAGCATAGCTGAAACGCCATCACAAGCAGTGAATGTGGTAAATCAGTCTGTTAGGAATAATGTTAATATGGATGCACTCACTTCATCAACTTATAGATCTAAATTAGGACGCGCTCCATTAATAATGTCTTAAATATTTAAATGGCAACTAACCTCTTCAATGTTGATGCTACTGGCACCCCTGGTTTTGCTGTGGGTGTCAGTAATGCTTTCATATCAACAAGCAATTCAAGCCCTGGGAAGAGCAGTGTTGGTAAAACCTATTCTGTGGAGAGCAAACCCCCCACTTTAAAACCAAACTCCAATAGACCCATTAATGTAGTCAGAAATTTTCCCTGGACATACTCCAAACCCGGTGATTCAGGTCGCTTTCAAGTGCCAACAATTGTTCTCAATGAAAAGAGGTTAAAAACCAATGCACTTGTCTCACAAATAACTTCTTCAGGTGGAGCTGCCATACAAGGCATAAAAAGTATAGGCAACTATCTCAACAAAGTTGGAATAGGGAACAATGTATCAACATTTCTCTCCAGCTTGGAGGCTATTGTCAGTCAAACTATTCAAGAGCAAGCAGCCAAGAACCCTGTCACAGGCAGCATTGTTTCTGACATCAAGAGCTTGACACAGGATGAGAATCCACGCATGGAAGATGACATGCTCAAAGCATATAAAGATCTCTATCTAACAGAACCCACAGGGTTTTCATACTTAATGCCATATTTTGAAGATTATCTCAACTCTTCTGTCAACATTTTCGGTGATGATTCACCGGGTGGTGTATTTAGTGGTACAAAAGATATTGCTGTGAAGAGTGGTGGACTATTGGGCATGCTAAATACTCCTTTTGAATTCTCTTTCCAGGAAAAAGCAAAATTTTACAATTTCAATCAAGAAGGTGAAACCATAAGTTTCAGTTTTCCCTTGATCAACACAGGATCTGCCACATTTGATGAAGTTAAGCAAAACTGGCAGCTGATATTCCTACTTCTCTATCAAAACAAACCCTCCAGACTCAACAGAACCATAGTTGAACCACCAGTAATATATGAAGCCATCATCCCTGGGCAGAAGTTCATACCTTATGCATACATCACCAATCTGCAGGTCTCTTTCAAGGGTGCACGACGCGCTTTGAGTTTTGAGCTACCTACTGAATTGCAATCTCTGTATGCAACCACTGGAACTGATGAATATTTTGAATCCATATCCCACACAACACGAACCATCGATGCCATCATACCTGATGCATACTACATAACCATTACACTCAAATCTCTTCTCTCTGAAACAAAAAATTTCATGGCTTATGCACATAATCTAGCACCAGAACGCAACATAGTAGAGGTCACAACATCTGCAGATAAAGCTGCAACTGCAGGTACAATATATGGCATAGGTGACTTTGAATCAAGACAGTTCAACTCCAATATATTAGATGCATTTGGCAACAGTCAAAACACTGCAACAACTGAACTTTTGAATACTGTGGGTGAGAGATTAATTGGTTGATTGAAGAGCATTTAAAGCTCTTTTTATAAATATTAATATGGATTTAGGCACCTACCAGAACAAACTAAAAGATTTGCCTGCTCTATCCAGACAAAGATATGAAAATATTTTCAAAGTGTACAAGAACAACAGGGGCCAATACTATTATAACATCAATAAGTCCATAGGGTTTCCTGAAGATATCGATAAAACTAAGATTAGCTTCATTACTGTCAAGCAAAAACAAGCATGGACTACAATAAGTTACAATGTATATGGCACCATAGAGCTGTGGTGGTTAATATGTCTTCTTAATAGAATAGAGAACCCCATTAAGCTACCAGAACCAGGAACCGTTCTCAAGGTTCTAAACTATGATGCCCTCAATGATGTGCTAGTTGAGATACAAGGGCAAATCAAACAAACATAATGAATAATGATTCATCTTTTTCACAGGAATATCAATTTAATGATTTTCCATACCAGATTAATAACAACTTTTACATATTCCAGGTTAGTCTTATTAATTATGATGGCAGATTAAAGGTTCTAACTCCCCAGATCATAAAAGAACTGGTAATTGAAGATGATTTAACTGCCATATTTCACAAAGGCTACATAGTATTAGACAACAAATATGATAGTATTGAACGCACACCCATCATACAGCAGAAAGATCTCTTATCTGATAATTTAAAAGATTTTTTCATGAAAGGTGACTGCCGGGATGTTTTGCGTGTCACTGTATTACCTAAAGTTATTCCCGGCCCTGCAACAACATATGATGATGTAGTATTACAAAGTTTTTTACTCGATTTTGAATTTGCAGTATATCACGAGGAGGATGTAAGAGATGAGAACGTTGACAATAAAACTAAAAAACTATATTTTTGGGATTTAAATTATGAAATTTTAAGAGAAAAAAACTCTTATTATGCTACTAGCAACTTCATACCCGATCCAGGCGTCACACTACTGTCCAACAGTGACAGGTCCATTACAACTGGTGCAGCCATTTCTGGTGCTTTGCTAGATGCACTCCCGGTCACAGAAGGATACAAAATAAATATAAGCAAAGATTTCGACCCAGGCGCGACAACTATATTCTTCTCTGCTCCTGCACAATACAAAGCAATAGATACAATAAACTATATACTTGATAGACATGTGTCTAGTGTGGACAACAAATTCGATCCATGCATTTTAAGGTTTGAGAGATATCCAAGAGAATTCTCTTTGATTAGCATGGCTGATTATTTCAAGGGAGCGGTGCAAGGACAAGGACAAAATGCCATCCCAGGCAAATATTTCCTAGAGGATTACAAAATTGTAGGCTTTGATAATCTACCTTTTGAGGGAAACCAAAACATGTCCTTTACGCTGAGCAAAGGATTTTCACCAAAATATGCACCTTATTTCAATACCATAGGCAATATAGACACATATTCCTTTGATAATATGTCCGGTCAATTCACACAAGATGAGCTAGTACCCAAGATAGTTAATTTCTACGGCTATGGTGATAAGATATTTGAGATTGATAGTGAACGCAATTCCACCGCAAGCAATTTTAATGTAATAAAAGACAATTACTGTTCATTTGGCGGTGATACAACCACATCTAAGATGCAAAATATTCTACCAGGTGACTATCGCGATAAAAATAAGAATGTGCGTTATGCTTTTGCTAGTGTTGAGACAAACTCTGATCAGAGACTATCTCTAGGCAGAACAAAATTTCTATATGATTATATTTTGAATAGCAATTTGTTCATCTTTAAAGTAACAGGATCTACACACAGACAAGCAGGCAGATTCATATCAATAAGCAGAGACACCTCCATACCCTTATCTGATTTTGATAAAAAACTTCTGGGTATATATTTAATTGTCAATGTCAAGCATACCTTTCGAAATGCACTATATACAAATGAATTGGTCTGTGTGAAGGCCTACATAGAGGATAACGTATTTCTTAACCCAACGCACATATGACACCAGGATTTTCATACAATATAAATAGTAATTCTGCTAGTGCACTAGCAGCAACACAAGGTACACTTGCACCCAATCAAGAAAAATTGCCAATAAAATCCATACTACCCAAAATGGCAGATATCAATTTTTCATCCAAATTGGAACTCCTCAAGCAAGATTCAAATTACGTTAGCATAATGAGTAATATTGAGAATCAGATTAATATTGCAGTGCTATATTACAATATCTTACAATCTGGTGATCCTGTAACTGATTTTGCTGAATTTTATTCTGGATTAAATAACAAACTATTTGACTATCTTGACAGTGATTTCATAGAATTTTGGTCCAAAAGATATGACAGTGCAATAGAGCCTGTAAAAACATTAGTCGAGAAACAAATCAACACTAAAAAGAACTATTATAAAAATATTAGCGATTCCATTGGTCTCCTTGTCAACTCAGATAATAAAATTGATGATTCTACAACTCCCGTTTATGACTTAACCTGCGGCATCTATGGTGCACCAAACTACATACCTATTCAACTAAGGAATAAAGTGTCACCAATAACAAAGCAAGTGATAACAGATCTGAGTACCAAAACTAGCTCTCTTATGAGAGTTAATTTGCAAAATATTTACTTTGTAAGCCCCAATGATGATCCATACCAAGATTCGACCCGCCCTCATGGAACAAATTTAATAGCTGACTATAACTATTATGTGAATTATACCAGTGCTCTCAAGACATTCTACCTGAGCCTTGTAGGGTATTACAGCAAATTTTTTGAATATGTAAGGTATCATAATAACATCGGCAACTTTACAGGCTGCAACTTACGTGACAGCAAAACTAATGTACAGAAAATGAGCAATGCTGCATTTCAATTAAAAGTTGAAAATGGTAAACCATATGTTGACCTGTTGTTAAATGAAATATTTCCTGCAAGAAAATCAAAAACAATAAAAGATTCTATTTCTGCACCATTAACACAGAATAACACATACACCAACACAGCAACAAATCAAACCAATCTAGTACCCAACATAACAGAGATGTCTTTTGCTCTTCCTATTAACAAGCTACCTGATGCTCAAAAAGCATTAACCTCCAACCTCTCAACTCTTAATATTAACCCTGCAGATTACTTAAAATCAATCAACATAAACAAGTATGCACCTGATTTTCTATTTGGCAATTTAACCAACATCATCCCACCTGGACTATCCAATTTAAATATTCCTAATTTTATGGAGTTTGCACAGATACCAAACTTCATTACATCCATAAATCCAACACAAATATCCAGTCTAACAAATTTGGCAAGTCTAGGTAATCTCATTCCTGGTGGTGTATTTGGTAGTTCACTGGGTACTATTGCTGGTGATTTTAGCAAGGTTGTAGGAGCTGCAAGTCAGCTTGCCAATTCCCTTGGAGGTGTAGCTAATTTATTTAATGGCGGATTTAAAACAGATCCAATGAGCGTATACAACAGTCTGAAAAGTGTAAAAGATATTATTTGCAACTTCCCCATACCTGATTTAAATGGCAGCTTGAATTTTGACTTTAATTTTGATATTAATTTTGATGAAATAGAGAGAAAGCTTTTAAACCTCTTTCCCAAGCTGGATATATCTCTATCTAGCTTTGGTGAGATATTTGATCAGCTTTCTTCAGGCATTCTGGATAATATAGAAAAAACATTTACCGATTTATATAAAAATCTAACAAGTTGCGGGTAAATCAAGTATCAATTGTCTTGATGTCTATGGTTTTTGCTTCATCAATCTTACCCAAATTGTCCATTAACATCTTGAACACTTCTTCTCTGGTAGCAAGCAATTTTTGAGTGGAGTCTTCTTGTTTCAAAGCTTTTCTAGCTTCTATATCCATCTGTTTAACAGATTTTATTGTGTCGTTCTTTTTATCACTCAAGTTGATCTTGTTGAGAGCATCCAATGCAGTGGCTGTAGCCTGTACAAGTTCAGAGAATGATGCCACATCCTTACTCTCTGGTGATGAAATGATGTAATCTTTAACATTCTTTAACATTGCTAAGCTCTCCTCAACTAATGCACCTGCTGTTTCAACAACAAATTTCTCTAAATTCTCTTTCTTGAGAGGATTCTGCTCAGCTTCAACTTTCTTAGCTGCTTGCTGTGCTTCTGTTAATTGACTCAATAGATCACCCACCATTTCATTAAGTTCTTCACTCATAACAGTATTTATTCCATTTGATTTCATATACACTTATAATATAATAAGACTATGAATTCTGATCTTAACCTCACATACATGCCTGTATTACTATTTGAAAAGACGCACCCAGATGCTAAGCTCCCCAGCAAGAATCATGATTCTGATACAGGTTATGATGTGTATTCCATTGAAGACAAAATAGTACCCGCCAGAGGGTCAGTTGTAGTGAATGTTGGTTTAAAATTTGCTGACATTCCAGAAGGATATTGGGTAAAGGTTGAGAGCCGGAGCGGCTTAGGATTTAAGCACGGTATCACTGCACATCCAGGCATCATTGACAATGGTTACAGAGGTGATGCAGGTATCAAGTTATACAATTCAACAGATGCTCTGTACGAGATCAAAGCAGGTGACAGAATTGCACAGTTCATAGTCTACATGAACATACACATGCAAGTTGAATGGGGCACAGGACAAGCTTCTACCCGCGGTGAAAAGGGTTTCGGTTCCTCTGGAAAATGAACCTACAAGAAATTTCAAATCTTTGGGTCGAGAAGTATCGACCACAAAAACTAGATAGCTTTGTCATTACAGATCAAAATCTAGAAATAGTAAATAGCTTTGTCAATAACAAAGAAATTCCTAATCTCCTATTAGCAGGCAAGCAAGGTCTAGGAAAAACAACTTTAGCTAAAATAATTGTCAAAGACATTTTAAAATGTCAATATCTGTATATCAATGCCAGTGATGAAAATGGTATTGAGACCATCAGAACAAAGGTAACTAGCTTTGCCCAGACCAGAAGCATTGATGGTGGTATTAAAGTTATTATTCTTGATGAAGCAGATGGTATCTCATTAGATGGTCAGCGTGCACTAAGAAATACCATGGAAGAGTTTTCTAATTTAACAAGATTCATTCTGACTGCTAACTACAAATATAGAATTATTCCTGCTTTGCAAAGCAGATGCCAGAATCTGGATGTGACACCTCCACTGGACAAATCTATCAAGAGATGCATAAATATTCTGAAGACAGAAAAGATAGAAATAGATGCTGATCAAAAGTCCATCTTATTTGACTTTATAAAATCATATTACCCTGATCTCAGATCATGCATCAATGAACTTCAAAAGTTTTCAGTTACAGGCAAGCTTAAGATTCACAGTTTTTCAAATAATGAATTGTATGAATCGGTGTTCAAAGAGATAGTAAGCAAGAATATTAATATCTTGAGAAAGATACTCATTGAGAATGAGAGCATATTCAACGCAGACTATGTTCTGCTACTCAGAGGACTTTTTAAGTACATAGAAAACAAGCAAATGGATGCTGACTTGAAGAGAAAGTATTTACTAATAATAGCTGAGCATTTGTACAGATCTGCTTTTGTTGTGGATCAAGAGATTAATTGCTTCAGCTGCTTCATACTGATGGCAGACCCAACACTATTCTCAGTTTTTCGGTAAATACATTGCCGTGTACACAGCAGGATCTTTTTGACCTTCAGCAGGTACAGCAGGGATCTTGATATTTTTGTCTGTTAGCTCTCTGTCACCAGGCTGCATCTTGCCCCCAACATCAGAAAACCCTGTTTGTTTCTGAGGTGTCAGATAATTGCCTGTATCTGGTAGCTTCACTGGGATTGGGTCAATCTGAACTTTGTTATCATATTTAAATTGATCAGGAATGGGTGGCAGATTGGGGTAGTCATTCTGATGCACGAGTAAATTGGATGGAACTGTGACAGTCTTATTGTAGTCAAATGTGCCTGGAGCTATTTCAGGTACAACCTCTATTGTAAAACCATAGCCAAAATTATCTGGATTGCCAGCACCCATTACTGCAGGTGTGAACGATTTAATGTTCTTAACTCTTAGATTTAACCCTGAATCAATGAGATCTTTCACTGCACTTTTGATGGATTCTGGCTGATCTTTGAAGAAATCATTCTTAAACACAGTGTCTACGAACTTAACTCTGTCACTTGTTAGAAATCCACCTCTTGTGTATCTGCTAATAGCCGCTTCATAAAGCTTTAAAAACTTCTTTTCCATTAATGATATTTATACTATTTATTATGAGTTTCCTACTTAATTTTTACCATAAATATGTATATGGCATCAATAAATGTAGTCTCCATAAAGAAACCAGAGGAAACATACCAAGGATTCACGTATTCTGACATTAAACTCGATCTAGCATTCAATTATACTGTTGATAATGAGCTGTTAAAAAAGCATGCAATTAAAGATGCAGTCAATAGCTTGGATTATGATGCCATCAAGAACAGCCTGTTCAACCTGTTCACCACCATCCCCGGACAAAAAATTTTAAATCCAGAATACGGAATGAATTTGTCTCAGTTTTTATTTGAGCCTGTGAACCGTGATGGTGGCACTTTAATAGGCACAGAAATATTGACATCAATCAACAAGTACGAGACAAGAGTGAAAGTGCTCTCTGTAAAAGTATTTGCTGATGAAGACAACCACCAATATACTGTTACGTTGATCCTTGCAGTGCCCTTTGTTAATAACACAGCCTTCAAATTGGTCGGAGTATTAAGTAATTCTGGATTCTCTTTCAATAATTAATATGGCAACACAAAATACATTCAACAATTTCAATCTAAACACAGATGGTTATGCTGCATTTGATGCAACATCATTACGCGACCTGATTACCACCAGACTTAATAGCAATACTGTGTTTACTGATCAAAATTTTCTTGGTAGCAACATATCTTCCATCATAGATATTATTGCTTACTCCTATCATGTATTACTTTTCTATCTAAATCAAACAAGCTCTGAGAGCACGTTTACAGGAGCACAACTGTATGAGAATATAAACAAAGTTGTGAAGCTTTTAAATTATAAACCCATTGGAAACCAATCATCAATACTACCATTTGAGGCAACTGCTGGTGTGCAACTAGCGCCTGACACATATACAATTCAGAGGTACTCATATTTTACAGTAAACGGGGTCAATTACTCTTTTAATAGAGATGTTTCTTTTACTAAGAGTTTACCTACTGTGGAATATCTTGAAGATCTGAGCACGCAAAATCTCCTGTATCAAGGAAACTACACTGAATACCCCACATACATTGCCACCGGTGAACCATTTGAAGTTGTAACACTGGTGGCTCTAGACAACACACAAAAAACCGTTAACATAGACCATTTTAACATTGATGTATATGTTAGAGACAATACTACAAATGAGAACGCAGCATGGAGCAAATGGGAACCAACTGAATCTTTATTTCTAGAAAGAGGAACTGCATTAAAGTATGAAATACGTTTGAATGAAAATGGAATGTATGAGATAAAGTTCGGTAACAACATAAATGGAAGAAGCTTGAACGCTAATGACCAGGTTGCAATCTATTATCTCAAATCTGCTGGTGCTGCTGGTCAAATAGGTCCCAACGTACTGAACGGCAATACACTTTTTAGCTACAATACTGACCGTTTCAATCAGATTAAAACTGATACCACACCTGTAAACCTGCAGGTACTAACACAAACTCAAGCAAGTTACATCATCTTTACAAATACCAGCCCTTCAACTAATTACGTAGAAGCTGAATCTGTTGAAAGTATCAAGCAGAATGCACCCAACACATTCAAAAGTCAATACAGATTAATCACTGCAGAGGATTACAAAAACTATCTGGATGCAAATTTCAATAGTATTCTTGGCTCTGTAAAGGTTGTCAATAACTGGGATTATTTAGCCCAACACATCAAATATTATTTTGATATAGGCATAGAGCAACCCAACATGGATTCACGCATTCTTTTCAATCAGGTAAAGTTTTCTGATTCATGCAATTTCAACAACATATATGTGTATGCTGTTCCAAGATTGGAAAAAACAACTTCTCTCACTACCAGGGCAAACTATTTAAACAGCGCACAAAAGCAATTGATAATAAACAATCTTAATAACACAAAAGTAGTAACAGCAGAAATTGTTATAAATGATCCTGTGTATGTGCAAATTGATCTAGGGTTGCAAGCCCCAGGTGAAACATTAGATCCTACCATAAGCGATACCACCTATCTGCAGATAACAAGAAGTGTCACATCAAAGCGTAACCCTGAAGCAATTAAAAAAGAGATTTCAGAAATTTTTAGAAAGTACTTCTCAACAAGCAATGACAATCTTGGATTGTTGATCTCACTTACCAGTCTCACCAATAGTATCAAGGCCATTGATGGCATTTCTGATATTAAAACCATAAGAACAGTAAATGGCACAACTCTTGAAGTGCCAGGAGTTAGCTTAATGGGATATAATCCTGTTTACCCCTTTAAAGATATCAATATTATTGCACAAGACACACAGCTACCATTTTTTAAATTTCCTTACCTCAACAATCAACTGGAGTTTATTAATAAAATTCTAGTCATAACCCCATCCCTACAATTTCTTGAGAGAGAATACTAATGTCATCCATATACTACACATATGTATTTTACAATACAGTTGGGTATGATGGCAATTCAACTTTAAGTGCATATACACTGGACATCACACCAATACAGTTCATACCAGATTTTACATCATGCCCTCTGTTGTCTGGTGAGACAATCATATCTAATAAAAAAATTGAGTGGAATTTTGGTGATGGTACATACGCCAACACGCTAACAGCTAGCCATGTCTACAAATGGCCAGGTACTTACAGACCCAAACTGACTATTTTTGATAATAACGGGAGAGCTTATGATAGTTCATATACACCAAACATTATAATTCAGAATTTTGTTTGTGACGACCTGGGGTTCAAAGATTTCAAAAGATTTATCTATGATGTACCAGCAAGTAAAATTATAGAACCCTTAACAGTGCAATGTCAAAATAGCTGGCAATCATATGAAGCATTAAGTGGTATTTACACAGTTAATTTATATGTATCAGGTGCCGCTGGTGAATTCATTGATTATAACTCATACATTAATGACAAATGGAGTCATTTGAGAAGCCTGTCTCGGTTTTATCAAGTGCAACGCATAGGAGACTTTGATGAATTTATTATTGTCGACAAGCTGGACTTGCCAAGTACAAAAATTTATGCCAGAATTAATAATAATAACATAGAACAGTGCGCTGAGACTGACACAGGTGCATATTTTGCAGGAACTACTGGATCAGCTGATTTCTACTATGTGGATGACAGAACCAAAAACTATACCACAAGAGATGCCCCCATCTTATTGATGGCGTCAATGGATAACGCTAAATTTAAAGATTTTTATTCACAATATAGCAACATCTTTGATTATGTTGACTACCCACCATATGGGTTTCAAAATATTCAACCTGCAGTACTGCCCATCATCAAAGTAAGACACAATCCTGCAGCTTCAATTTCAATAACTACCAACGGTGTAGATGGTGAAGGGGCTCTCTCTTCATCAAGTTTCTTCTTTTCACCGAATTCTTTCATAGATACTGATATTCCATTTGTAGTAAGATTTAAAGACAATGACTTTTACACAACTAAGACTTACCCACCACTTTATTCTAATAGCATTGAGGATATTATTCCCCCGCTCACAGCTTTCAGTGTGCAGATTGACTTAGTGCAAGATAACTCTCTGTCACCTCTCACCAGTGTCAAATATTACAGTGATTTCTCTCCTGAAATACCACGATCCATAGGAGGATTTTACAAAGGGTATTTTAATGCAAGTGCATCCACAGAGAATGTTAAGTTGACTGCTGGCATTTTTGTGGAAGATCCTGTGAACTTTCCTAAGGATAGCATTGTTGGCTGGATAGCAGAACCACAATACAATTACATTAAGCGCATTTTTAAAACATCCTTTTATAACTATTGCGGTGGCTTCCCTGATTTGTATCTTTCTGCCTACATAATGGATTACAGCACCCCAGCCAGTACAGAAAGTTATGCAGTAGCTGTTGCTCCCTCTGGAGCAGGTGCTGGTGAGGACTACAGATCCTGGGTGGCTGATGGCAGAACAGATAGAATTTATAAAATAGATATCTTTGGTGCCATATTATCTGCATTCTATCTCTCATCTTTTCCTTTCTTAGTAGAAGATGTGTATAATCTCCCAGCAAAAGTAGTGGCAGACATAGATCTCACATCTCCTGAATTAAGCAGTGCTGCGCCAAACAGTATAGCAATTGATGGCAACAGTGATATTTGGTTCAGCTTGTTTGATTCTGTGTCTTGCATAAAAATGAACACTGTTTCCGGCATAGGTATAGCTGTAGCATACCCAGAATATAGTAATATTGTTGTCTCTCTCAGTGCTGACTACAATATACCAGAGTTGAGCGGGTTTGCTGGTGAAAATTTACTCTTACCTGCATCACTTGACACAGATAATGAGAATAATTTGTGGGTTGCATACACCCACCCTGCTTCAAGCTTGCTCATAAAATATGATTCCAATGGTACCATAATAACTGTTGTGCCTATACCACCAAACATATCTCCCGAAGAGCTCATTGTGGATAGGAACAAGTATGTATGGGTCACAGCATTGAACCTACTATCATTTGCAACTGATCTCACTGGTAGAAATGATCTGGTATATAAATTTGAATCTACAGGCGCTTTGGTATCAGGGTATCCATTGTCTGGTTTCAGATTAGCTGGTAATATTACTCTGGATGGACAGCAGAATGCATATGTTGTAAGTGACCGGGATACTATAATCAGAATTGATGGTATTTCAAGGGCATTAACATATTACCCTGCTGGCTCTGCAGGCGGTAACACCACCAATTATATCTGTAGCATAGGTGGAATAGCTTGTGACACTGCAAATTACGTATGGACTATTAATAATGTTGATCAAAAGCTATACTACATTGACACTGAGCAAACAACTTTGACATCAGTGGATGATCAAGATTTCCTGGCTTTGGATTTTCCTATTTTGAGTACAATTATTCCTGTGAGTGCAATGGTTGAAAAGACATTCCAAGCTTATGGTGACTGGAACGGTGCCAGATGGATCAACAAGTACATGGTCCCTTATACAATCACAAGGTATCTAACGGGGGAGTCAAATGTGTTTAATGTGTACCCCAAAACAGGCAAGTATTCTGTTGCAAAGATTAATGAAGATTTTGATGCAAGTGAGTTTTTAAATGGCTTACGATTTCAAGAATCACTACTTGATAAGACTGTATTCTTTAATGAGTTTCTAAAGACAATAGTGGGCGGTACATCTGCTCAACCATATGAATTGGGGAAAACTATTTATGAGAAAATTGCAAACTTTGTTTCCAATAATGCAGACATAGATAAATGCAATGTGGATAAATTAATTTCATTCTGTGGTGAGCTTGGTGTGCAATTTGAAGAATACAACTACCCTTTTCCTCCTCAGCTGCGTCGATTGATAGACATATTAAGCATAAAACATAAAATACTGTGGGGAGATAAGAACACATACAATTTGAATTTTGATAAAAAAGGTTATTCCAACAGTTCAATTTATGGAATTAATCTGGGACCCCTATTATCCACAGAAACTAGCTACATAACTTCAGGTAAACCTGTTGTTGCACAAGAAATCTTTTCTAATAATTACATTCTAGTTAACAATGTATATTTGCCGTACCTATCCAGCAACAGTGTTGTGCCTCTGAGCACTTATGCATACAATTGGGGCTGGGGCTTGGTAGCTCCCAGATCCATCTCTGGTACAAAAATTGGCAATTACTACAGATTTTTTGAGTTCATTTCAAATGAAGAAAATACATACCATAACAATACAATTGACTGGAAAAACCCGCAAAACACCCTGAATCCCGCTTTAAGCTCATATGAAGAGTGGAGAAAAAACACAGGCATTGTGGAGAATATGATTTCTTATGAACTTACCAAAGGATTAAGGTTGTTTACTAACAATACCAATATTGTATACAACAATTAAATATTTTAATGTCAGAATTAGGTAGATTTTATTCACCGAACAATGCAGTAACAGTTACCGATGTAACGCTTGACGGTACCGTGGCTACTTCTACTAATCCCTTGAGTTTCATAGAGTGGATCAGACTTAATGCTGTATCCACAGTGAGTTATGACCAGCAATTTGCAAGATACAATGAATACATCAACAGCTTCTTCAATCAACAGCACAACATTACAGATGTCTCACAATTTACTATCAGAGAGCAATACACAGCACTTGTAAATGAGATAGTACTGAATTACACTTCAACAGAAGAGAGAAGATTTTTAAAAAACCTAGACTTCAACAACCCACATGATGTTATCATTGCTGTGCCTTTCTTTGCTCGCAAAGTAAGAGACATATGCATGTATTTTTCCACATTGAGAGACAAAGTTAAGACTGCAGCTACTGAATACAGTCTGAAGGGCAGCAACATTGGGTTGCAAAAACTCATTTACAATGAAATTTCTAAAACATTAGAAACACAGGATTTAACTGAGTTAACAAGAACCCTCAACTTAACATTATCCTCCATTCGAAACAACACAGTCATTGAAATTGAGGAGCTGTACGACAACAACAGCAACTATTTTGACATAAGCACACCAACTGCTTCTGCTTACAACGCCACAGGCGAGAGGGCAGAAAATTTTATTCTCAATTTCTTCGAAGTTGACCCGAATCTGTATTTAAATTTTAACAGTGCCATAGTAAGTGCCATCACTTCTTATCCTTTCTATCTAACTGAACTCGGTACAAATAATTTCACTGTCATACCCACCATTGATGCAACACAGTTGGACTTACTTAAAGATGCTGATTTTATAAATCTCATCAACAACAACACACAAGCAAATTTGAAGCTCAATCTACTGGCTGCTCTGAACAAAAAATACATGGGAACAGATTTTTACTATGTTTCAACTGGATCCACTGTCAGCAATGTTGTATCAGGGCTGTTGTTTAAAGCTGATGCGCCTTTTGCAAACTACTTGAATAAATTGTACCCCACAGTTGCATTTGTTCCTAATCTGAGTGGATTGAAGACTGCAAAACAACAAGGATTGTTTTTTAAGCCAGACAAAATAGGATTCCTAAATTTTAATAATTTTAATTTCACTTCTTTTATAAATTCAGACAAGTTATCTGAAAATGCTGTTTATGTATTTCCAGACCCCACAAAGTTTGGTAATATCATTGGCAATACCAAAGAAAATCAATTTACCCCATTAGATTTCATAGAAGATAACAGTGTTGTGCAAGCAGACTTTACAAACAGCTACCTGTATGGTGATGCTAAGAGTGATCCCCTGCTTCCCACCTTGAGAGGGTATCAATCAAGAGAACAATCACTGCTCTACAACACACAAGGCATTTCCAGGTACATTGACCCACAAGATTTTTTCAAAGGGTTTAAAAAAGACACATGGGCTAACAGTGACATATACAAACAGATACCGGTAACTGAATTTCCGATTGCAAGCAGACTTGACACATTAGTGTCCATAGATAAAACATTGGTACAATACAAATCAGATGTGTATGGCAATGACTACGGGCTTTACAAGTATGTTAATAGAGCAACCAATACATCAGACATTCTTTCTGCAAGAGATGCTGTTGTGACACGTTGCTTGATTTTAAGTGGTGACATGTTCACAAACACATACATCACCAACAATGACTTGCAATCATTGTCAGGGATAATACTAAAGACCACAAACAATATTCCACCAGGCACAGGTTATTACACTCCCTCATATCAATTCTACAACATGGGATCACCTCATTATGCATTAACTGGTGCATATTTCTTCATCAATTCATACAGATATCAACCAGAAGTATTTTGCCAGGATTTCATCAAAAATGATGTGCAATGCTTCTTTAAAGATGCATACACTTTCATCAATGCCAATGGAACAGCACTTGTTGATTCTCCTTCTGATGCCACATCTTTTGATCCCTACACTACAGTGACTTATTATGATGAGCTAATTGAAGCTGCTACAAATCCAATGGGACCACAATATAGAGCTAATTTTGCATTTGCACCTACATTCCTATACACTGCACCCAGCTCAGCTGTGCAATTGTATGATTGTTCATATTTTATAATCAGTGGGTTCACTGATTACATTGAACCATGCAAAAATGCACTGGACAACTTGGGTGATAACTCTGATTTTGTAATGCAAAGCAATTATGTTAATTATAATATTCCTTTGAGACAAACTGCTTACCTGCCAACTGTTGCAGGCCCTGATGAAAACAAAACAATCTATGAGACAAGATTTGCAAATTATGGTAGTTTCTACTTTAGAAATAACAACAGCTCTTTGGTTATACCTGTTTCTTCTGCATTGTCAGGCATATTTTTAAAATACCCCACCGAAATTCTGCATGAGCTCAATCACAATGTGATAAACTTTGATCTGTTTTATGATGTGATTCAAATTGAAACAGAAAATTATTTAGTTTTTGATAAATTAACCTTTGATCCTGAAACAGCTACCATAGGCTACTCAACACACAATGAAACATACATAACCAGAGGCAATACCAACCCAATGCTCGAAAAAACCAGCACAATTTGGTTTAATGAGAAGGAAAACCTGTTGCTCATGTGCAGCATGATGTTGCATCCAGTGTTAAGTGCATCCAACTTCAAAGCAATTTATCCTGTGATATACACATTGGATTTAAACAGGCTGAACATCACACAGCTTTACCCCAGTAAAAACATCTCCACCCTAACATTTGAAGATGTGAGCACCTTCTCTCTGTCTGGCACCAATCAAGACATTGATATTACCCGCATAGACAAACCTATCTTAACATACAACACTGAACTGGATCAATACACCATATCTTACTTTGGCAAAGACACTTCCAACTTGAGTTATTTGTTTGTTATAGACTTTAAATACATCAATGGTGTATTAACTAATATATCCAATCGTATGTACAGGCCCACCATTGATCTAAGTCATGTGAATTTTGGCAACCCTCATGTGTACAATTACGGCACTTACTATGTGACTGGATCTAGTTCTGGAGCAATCATAAACGGAGAGTTTGAATTCGGAGCATAATATGGCATTCACCAAATTCATGTATTTTGAACAACCCCGGTCAGGTTGGTGCAACAGTTATAATGATAGTGCAAGTTGGGTAACTAGCTGGATACCATCCTATACAACTACAACTACACCCCTTATCTGCGGCGTAGATCTGCGCGCTGATTGCGATTCCACCAGAACATTGTCAGCTGAAACCACAAGCAGACCAGTATCAACTATTGCCACAATGGACACATCAACATATAATGGGCGTCCGCCCTGTTGGTGGGTAGATTTCAGCTTGACCCCCAACTTGCAGACTTACACTAGTTTCAACAGCAGGCATGGTCTCCCGGGTTCTCTTCCACCATGGATCACATCTGTGGAAGCAGCCAGACAAAGCATTTCTGCTTGCAGAACAATAGTCAATTTGGATGTGAGACCTGGATTCTTTTATTATGCAGGGTTGTCTGGGGCTATTAATGCAAACTTGTATGAATGCTGGGGTGGTATACTAACAGGTGGACCATTCTTCAACAGTGAGAACATAAACTTAAAAAATGTTGACATTTTTTCAAATGCCATCAAATCCTTTCATCATATTGGTGGCTTAAATCAGCTGCCTGTCCTGGAAAAAATTAGTTTTGCTAACAACCCCTTGACAGCAAGCAACCAATTTGCAGAATTAATTGACAATTTGTCACAACCAGCCCGACAAACCACATTTAAAACTCTGCAAGCCAGAACAAATGGTGCGCAAACCTACCCATTGACAGACAACAACTGCTCCACAACTGTGCTGACTGCATTATCTGCACTTGATGGTTTGTCATTTAGCAACAATCAATTTATTAATTTCTACTTGCATGAGCACTCAACTCTCAGATCTATTGAAATACAAAGTAATAATGGTCTCCGCACCATCAGACTGGGCAATCCTGCCAAACCAAGCAGAGGTCTGCCCAACCTCAACATATTAAATTTCAACCCAAACACCATACTGTCAGGCACTGATGTAACAGGTTTGACTGCATTGCGTGAATTGAGAATGTATGGCACTGCCATGAGTGCATTGAACAATGTGACAGGCATATCTGCAATCAGTGGATTTACTGTAATAGACTTTGGTGGCAATGCCAACTTAAAAGAAGCAGATTTTTCTAATTTTTATTATGCCAGTCCCACCAACTCATTCAACACCAATCAACTATACTTGCATAATAATCCAGCTCTAACATCCATCAACATAAAACATCTGTCCTCCTACAATGCCATAGGCACAAGCATGCAGACACTGTACATTGCAAATGCACCCCAATTGTCATGCATTGATGCATCAACAAACAAGGACTTAAATTGGATATATGCAAACAATTGCACATCTTTGTTCAGCTTAACAGCCAACAAACAATCTTTGCAGACCTTGGACTTATACAATACAGCTCTCACAAGCTTGGACATTTCTGCAACCCCCACTTTAAACTACTTGTCAATTTATTCACCCAATCTATCTGCACTTGATTTGACTGGTGACACAGGCCTCACACAAATCACCATACAAGGAACCAGGCTCAGAGACATCATGTACCCAGCATGGCCCAACAACATAAAATTCTTGTCCACTGCAAGCACAGTAGTCACATCATTTGCACCTACATCCTTGAGAGCATTAACTGGTTTCACAGTTGCCTCTCCTGTGGCTTACACCAACTTTGCAAAATTATCCAGCATCAGATATCTTTCCATATCTTCCACTGCACTCTCCTCTGCTGATGTGGCACCATTGAGTTCATGTTTGGTTATTTTGAGTGTTGGCACTGCTGCCAGATCATTGACTGGCATTCAATTTGATTCTGCAATGAATGCACTCACTTCTGTGGAATTAAGATCAGGCAGCGGCAGCATACAGAATCTGGCAAGCTTGAGTGCATGCACCCTCACTGGTTGTCCCAATCTAGTTACATTTACTGCTGCTGGAGTGCCTCTCACTGCTTTGAATCTGGATAATAATCCCAGTTTAAACAATATAGACATTTCCAGGACATACTTTCAAAAATATGCATTTGGGGTGCCTGCATTTGCCATAAATAATACACCATCCCTCAAAGATGTTACCATAACAGGGTATCCCCTCCCAACAGACTATGACCTTCCTTTAAATGCACTCACCTTCAATAATGCATCTGCTCTGTCAAGTCTAAGAGTCGACTACACCAATCTGCGCAGCTTCAATCCATCCAATTTACCAAACTTAAAAATATTGAATTGCAATTATGGGTTGCTCAGTAGCATAGACTTGTCCAACAATGCATTGCTGCAAACCTGCAACATGGATTATCAGAGATTAACCAGCATCAATGTGTCCGCCCTCACCAATGCCACTACTATCAGTTTGGGATACAACTTGCTCAGCAGCATCAATCTGCCTGCCACAGCACCACTTGCATACTTCCTGGCTTCTAATAACTCCTTGACATCCATCAACATACCTGCCACATACACACAACTAGCTAGTTTGCAGTTGGTTTCTAACAAGCTCACATCTCTGGACATACCAGCCACTCTAACAAAATTAACACAGTTCTATGCTTCAAACAATCCTCTCACAGGATTCAAACTCAACATGACCCAAGCCATTGATTATATCACCTTAAATGAAACATCCATATCTTACATGGATTTGTCAAGTTACAATGCTGGTAAACGTATTGGCGAGCTCAATCTTAGCAATTGTGTCAATCTGTCAGTAATCATACCACCAAGTGCCATAAACATAGAGGTGTTGTATCTTGATTACTGCACTGCCATGAGTGGCAAGGCCATAGACACAATTCTGGATTCTCTGTGCAGACATCCAGCTAATAGTAGTGGTTATCTGCAAATGTATGATATTGGCCAAGGCAGAACTGTTTACAGCAATGATGCTTATGATTCATTAATGAGCAGAGGGTTCTTCATAAATCCAGATAATGCACCAGTGTTGGCCACACCAGACATAACAATCAACTGTCCAACAGCTGTGCAGATAGGCAATTGGATACAAGCAAGTGCAACAGCAACATATTTAACAGACACCACAGGCCCAGGCACATATTTTTCATATGTGAGTGGCCCAGGCTTCCTCATTGGCAGCTTCATATATGGTAGCAGCCTGGGCAGGATTGCCATAGACACAATTTCCAACCCCACAGCTGAATACAATTCTGTAACAGCCAGATTCTTCATTGATGTGGTGCCCATTACTCCCACCCCCACACCCACAGTATCTCCCACCAGGACACCCACTGTCACCCCCCCCCCTCCAACCACAAACCAA